TAGTTTTATTCAATATGCTAAAACTGCCGCTAACCAAAACTTTAGGCGTGTAGTACCTAGTGGCACTATGACCGGTGACGATACAAAAACCACACAGTACGCTAATACACCGGCAATTAATGCAGCTGCACTTATGTTAGCTGAAAATATATGGACAAGCCGTTTTAGCACACAAAACGGCGCAGTAAGCGTAGACGGTTACAGCCCTAGCCCTTTTAAAATGTCTAATACCCTTATGGCTTCAATACGCGGGTTACTAGCACCGTATCTAGCGCCTAATTCAATGGTGGGATAATGCCAGCCGCCGCGATTACCACCCTACGCAGCACTATTGCTAGCGCTTTAGCTAATAACTCTGTTTGGAGTACTTTTAGTTATCCGCCTAGCACTATTGTAGCTAATAGTGTTGTGGTATCACCGGCAGACCCTTACATAACACCTAGCAATAATTCATACGCGGCTATATCACCTTTAGCTAATTTTAAAATTATTATGACCGTACCTATGTTTTCCAATGAAGGTAATTTACAAGGTATAGAGGATACGATAGTAGCCGTGTTTGGAAAACTGGCAGCTAGTAACCTGGTATTTAATGTTACCGCTGTAAGCGCACCTAGCGTTTTAACTTTACCTAGCGGTGACTTATTAACAAGTGATTTACAAATTTCCGTACTAACGAGCTGGAGCTAAAACAATGGCACTTACAGACGAAGATAAAGCGTTTCTAATCAAGATAGGGCAAGAATTGCCTAAAGAGGTTAAGGAAACAAAACAGAAAAAAGAAACACAAACCGAAACACCGACACAAGAAACAGAGGTATAACCAATGGCTATTTTCCTATCTAATGGCGTAGTGGTTACGCTCAATAGCGTGGATTTATCAGACCACGTAACAAGCGCCACTATTAACCGGTCTTTTGATGAACTTGAGGTAACCGCTATGGGCGATACCGCGCACAAATTCGTTAAAGGTCTAGAGGCCAGCACGATTACACTTGATTTTCTCAATGACACCGCAAACGGTGAAGTGCTACAAACGCTACAGGCTGCCTGGGGTACAACCGTACCTCTCACGCTTAAGCAAACAAGCGCGGCAGTATCGGCTACAAATCCAGAGTATCAAACTACGGTTTTGGTAAACAACACAACCGATATTAATGGCGCTGTAGGCGATATTTCCACACAGAGCATTACATTTACTTGTAATTCCGCTATTGTCGTAGATACAACACCGTAATAACTAGATAAGGGGCAAAAAATGGCAAAACTCAAAATAACAAGGGCAGACGGCAGCGTAAGCGAGCATAAGATTACGCCGCGTATTGAGTACGCCTTTGAGCTGTATGCAAAAAAAGGTTTTCATAAAGCCTTTAGAGATGATGAAAAACAGACCGATGTTTACTGGCTGGCCTGGGAGTGCTTACGCACAAGCGGCGAGGTAGTTAAATCATTTGGGGCAGATTTTCTAGAAACTTTGGCAAAAGTTGAGGTTTTAGATGATGACCCTTTGGAATAGTGGGGCGCGGTAGCTTTGGCTATCTAATCGCACAAATAGCGGTAGAAACCGGCATAGCGCCCCAGTATTTAATAGATTTAGATGAAGTTATGTTTAAAAATATTTTAAAAGTTTTAACGGATAAAGCGAAAGAGGTGCAAAATGCCAACCGAGGTAGAAAACGCCCTAGAGCTTAGAATTGCGTTAAAAAAATTTATGCCGGATTTAGCTAAAGAAACTCAAGACGAAATGGCTAACGCCTTGCGCCCAGTAGTAGTTAGAGCTAGAGGTTTTATACCGGCAGATGCGCGCTTATTAAGCGGTTGGGTAAAAGATACGGCCAGCATAGAAAGTATCAATTACAGACCTTTCCCGACATTTAGCAGTAGTGAGGCTAAACGTGGTTTGGGCTATAGAGTTACACCGTCAAGGCCTAATAAATCGGGTTTTGTATCGTTAGCGCGCATACAACAAAGTAACGCCGCAGGTGCAATTTATGAAACTGCCGGCCGCCTAAATCCAAACGGCAGACCTCAAGGGCCTATGGTGCAAAATTATCGTACCGGAGGTATGCAACGTAGTAGCGGTAAACAATATTCAAAAAGCCTTAACCCTAATGCCGGTAAACAATTTGTAGATAACTTGAATAGCACAGGGCCTTTAGTCAATGCCCGGCCTATGGGTATGAAAGGCCGCCCTAGCCGTAAACAGACCGGCCGCGCCATGTATAGAGCCTGGGCCGAGGATAATGGCGTAGCTAATGCAGCTGTAATTAAAGCTATTGAAAATTCTAAAATGCAATTTGAACAATACATGGCGGCATAATGGCTACAGAATTACTAATAAATATAGTTAGCCAAGCTACGGGTAAAGGTTTTTTAGAGTCTGAGAAATCTGTAAAGAAATTACAGAAAAACGTAAAAAACCTAGGTAAAGCTATAGGCGTTTCTCTTGCCGTTTCTACCGTAGTAAATTTTGGTAAAGCTGCCGTAAAAGCATTTAGCGAGGACGAAAAAGCCGCTAATAGATTAGCTAGGGCAGTAGATAATTTAGGCATAGGTTTTGCTAATCCGGCTATTAGTAAATTTATATCAGATTTAGAGAAAACCTCAGCTGTGGCAGATGACATTTTGAGGCCGGCGTTTCAAAGTTTATTAACCACTACCGGCTCATTAACTAAATCACAAGAATTATTAAATAATGCCATAACCATTAGCCGCGCTAGCGGTGTGGATTTAGCTACCGTTGTAGATGATTTAGCCAAAGCATACATAGGTTCAAATAAAGGTTTAGCAAAATATAACACCGGTCTAACAAAGGCCGAGATAGAAAGTAAATCGTTTTCTGAGGTTTTAGGCGTATTGCTCAAACAAAGCGCCGGCGCAGCTGAGGATTATCTAAGTAGTACTGCTTATCAAATGGAAGTGCTAAGTATTGCCGGCGGTAACGCTAGCGAAATTATCGGCGGCGGTTTGGTAGATGCGTTTGCCATGATAGCCGGCGGCACAGAGGCCAGCGACGCGGCTAAAGGCATAGAGTTAGTAGCTACGGCAGTAGCCAATTTAGCCCGAGCAGGTGGCGCAGCTGTAAGCGGCATACCAACGATATTAAAAGCATTAAAAGATATACCTAAAAATATTTTTGGCGGGTTTATTGGCGTTTCAACTGGCCTTAATGTAACGCCACCTACAGAAACCAAAAAACTAACGACTAGCGAGAAAAAACAAAAAGAAGCGTTAGCTAAACTTGAACAAGCCGCTATTAATCGTGCTAAACAATTAGCCGCGCTAGCTAAAAAACAAGCCGATAGTGAAAAAGAAAAAGCCAAACAAAAACAAATACAAGCGGCGTTAGATAAAGCCGCCTTAGCCCTGGGTAAGGGTGAGGACGTATTTGACCTGGACAAAATACAAAACCAGGCCGCTATATTGGCTAATCAAGAAGCTATAGCAAAACTAGGGCAAAATGCTACAGAGCAGCAGAAATTACAACTAGCTAATGATGCACAGCGTTTACACGTAAAACAATTAATGTTAGATTTAGAGGACGCAATAGCGGCTAAAGACGCACAGCGAGCTACAGAGCTAGCAAAACAACTTAATGCACAATTAAGCATATTAGGTACGTTACAAGGGCAAACCTATAAATTAACCGATATAAATAATATATTGGAAAAATTTAAACCTAAAGATTTAATTAACTTAGATAATCTAGATGCGGCCATATTAAAATTACAAGAGATTATGGCTAGTAAATTTGATTTTTTAAGCCCTACAACACCGGCACAAAACTACGGCGGGGCTACAACTTTAAGTAATGAAGTTATAGCCGCTGCCGTTGCAGGTAATCCGTCAGCTATAGCCTCAATAGATGCACACTCGGACGCGGTAGTTATGTTAGCTGAGTCTGAACAAGCGTTAGCGGACGTTTTATTAGCCGAAAGTGAATTAGCCTTAAGTTTGGCTGAATTGAGCCTAGCAAGCGCACAGGGCGCACCGTTTGGCGGTTTTCCACAACAATACTTACCGCAAGAAATACGCATAGAAATAGTAGACAAAACAAGCGGTTTAATAGAGGTTATACAAGATGCCGTAATACAAAACAATAGATACGGCAATAGACTTAGCCCGGCTGGCTTTTTGGCGGAATAATGACGCTACCTACGCTTAACGCTGTTATTAATTTCAGTACTGGGCCAAGTTTTGCTCAAGCCATGATTTTAGATACGGGCATATTAGATACAAACGTTTTAGCCGATAGTGCGGCGGTAATCGTGGACGTATCAAACGTGGTAGATAGCGTACAAACTCAGCGCGGCCGTAATCCACAGGCAGACCAATTCCAAACGGGTAGTTTAACTTTACGTATCGTAGACCAAAACGGAGATTTTAACCCGCAAAATCCTAATAGCCCTTATTTTGGTTTGTTAGACCCTATGCGAAAAGTACAGATTACGGCTACTTATAACAATGTTACATATCCTATTTTTAGCGGATTTATTACAAGTTATAATACAACTACGCCTAAAAATGCTTTGGACGTGGTTTATACCACGATAACGGCCGTAGATGCTTTTAGACTCGCTCAAAACGCACAAATTTCTACCGTAGCAGGTACAAGCGCGGGGCAATTATCCGGGGCGCGCATAAATGACATATTGGACGAAATTAGCTGGCCTGTTTCTATGCGTGACATAGACGCAGGATTAACCACGCTACAGGCAGACCCGGGAACACCGCGTACAGCATTAGGGGCTATGCAAACGGTGACTTTAAGCGAATATGGGGCGCTTTATGTAGATGCTAGCGGCTCGTTTGTATTTCAAGATAGAAGCGTGACTACGGCCAGTATCGGCGGTACGCCTACGGTCTTTAATGATAACGGCACAAATATAGGTTATTTCAATGCCGTATGGCGCTTAGACGATACTTTGATTTATAACTCAGCCAGCATTACCCGCACCGGCGGTACGGTGCAGACGGCTCAAGACGCGGCCAGTATTGCAAAATATTTCATACACAGCTATAACCAACAAAACCTATTAATGCAGACTGACGCGGAAGCCCTAGACTACGCCCAGGCCTACGTAGCTAGCCGTAAAGATACGTCTATACGCTGTGATGCAATAACCCTAGATTTATACACGGATAACTATAACGCCGGCATTATTGCGGCTTTAGACCTTGATTTTTTTGACCCTATAACCATTACGACTAACCAGCCGGGTAGCTCAACACTAACTAAAACTTTACAAATATTTGGGGTGGCTATGACGATTAGCCCTACTACCTGGAAAACGACATTTACCACATTAGAGCCGATAATAGACGGCTTTATATTAGACTCAGCGACATACGGGGTGTTAGACACCGGCGTATTAGCCTATTAAGGGGGAAGTATGGCAGCGGGCTTAGGGTTTAAAACCTTTACCACAGGTGAGGTATTAACAGCCGCAGACGTAAACGGCTATTTAATGCAAGGTATTTTAGTTTTTGCTAGTGAAGCGGCGCGTAACTCAGCTATAACTTCACCCCAGGAAGGCCAATTTGCATTTACGAAAGATAATAACAGCCTTTGGTATTACACAGGTAGCGCATGGGTAGCAAGCGGTGCTACTGGAGATATTGAAGGGGTAACCGCTGGTGTCGGAATTAGTGGAGGTGGCACAAGCGGTACGGTAACTATTACTAATGATATGGCTACCACAATTACCGCAAGTGGTGACATAGTAGTAGGAACAGGCAGCGGCACTTACGATAATTTACCTATTGGCACTACAGGGCAAGTTTTAACAGCTGATACAACTGTAAGCCCATATAAAGTTAAATGGGCTTCAACAAGTGATACAAACGATTTTAAATTAATAGATAACAGCACTTTTAGTGCAGTTACAAGTTTTAGCCGCGATAACGTATTTAGCGCAACTTATGACATTTACAAAATTTATATTCGCGGAATAAGTAGCAGTGGTCTCAATTGGTCAATGCGATTTAGGTCAGGCGGCACGGACACTTCTACAAATTACGTCACACAAAGATTGTATGCGTATAACACAACTGTCGGTGCGCAACGTATGGGTAATACTGCCGAAATTAGCGCATTTCCAATTGAGTCTACGTCAGACGCATTTATGGAGATAACCATTGTTAATCCTTACGCGACAACAAAAACTACAGGTTTCTCAACAGATGGAACAAATGGCGAGTCAATTTATTATGCAACATTTCAACAAACAGGAACGACATCATTTGACGGTTACAAATTCCTTTCCGGGGGTTCTGAAACAATTACTGGCGAACAATGGGTCTATGGATTGAAGGTGTGATAATG